TCACCGAATGAGTCGGATTCGCTGTGGGATACTGTATAGTGACTGCCATGTTGTGGACCTCAAATCCTTTATGATACTTCCATCAATTGTAAAGTTGTTTCGTAGTTACAATCGTCTTTGATAACGATGTACTCTACGTCCTCGTTCGTTATCAACGCGTTGAACGTTGTCGAACCGTCATAGTGCGTGACCTTGATTGCATCTCCAGCGGTTTGCTGAATGAAATTTTGCAACTCATCACGCAATGCCTTAGTGAGCTTGCGAATGCGCCAGACGCGCATCCGCGTTGTCGGGTGACCAGCGTCATACACGTTGAGCAACTCGTTATTACGATTCGCACCAAAGACGTTACCGTAAGACGGTGCCTCAGTGTCTCCCAATTCGGGACTGGGCAGTGTTACGCTCAACGTGGGCGATGTAGTTGGGTGCTCAAGTACTATGCTCATGATCCTGTTGCCGTTAGCTCATAATAGGTTTTTAGGATATCACCGGCCTCTAAGGATGCATTGCCATTAGCAAATAATCCTGTAGCCCAGAGAGTTCCACTTGTACCACTCTTGGCATTACTGGTTGTGATGAAACAACCAGCAATTACCACAGAGTCATTGATTGTGAATGACGGGTAGGTCGTGTTCACGATTTTACCATCACCACTTTGGACTGGATTCCATTCCCGACGAGTACTCTCGTCATAGTCCACGTTCTCAGACCAACCTGCGTGGCTTGACATGGTATCTGCGGCTGATAGAGTTGGTGTTGACGCGCCGTCTATCAAGCCGAAGTACCAGTCGGCGTGCTGTGATTGGCTCCGAAAGGCAACGCCTAGCAGATCATTCAGTCCACCAGTTGTTACGCCATTCTTGATTGCGCGTTTGGAAAGTAGCTTTCCTTTGCGCCAATGTTCGATGACGAACCAACCGCCTATATCGAATGCATTCATACTAGACCTCGCCTTGCCGCTTTCTTGATCTCACGACCGAGTGTTGCGGCGTCATAACTCAGGTTGCCAGAGGCATTCATCGTGACGTTAATGTCACCGATTGTTGTGCCACCTGAAGGACCAGTTACCACTGATTGCGGTGTGCTATTCATCGCTACCAGTTGACTGTAGAACTTTCGTGTAGACTTAGGATTAATCACAGCTTCACCAGCTTGACGTAGGGCGAGCATGTTGTCATGCCCACGCATCACGTCACCGAATGCTTGCTGTACTGGAGCACCATTTGGTGCAACAGGTCCACCTTGCTTCTCAAGTTCTCTAGTCTGATCTCTCAGAATCTGGAGTAATCGCTCCTGAGTACGGATTAAGTTTTCAGTTTTAAGTTTCTTCTGATCTTCAACAACCAGTTGCTTCTTGGACTCTGCCAGCAGTCGAGCGTTAGCCTGTCTAAGATTCTCAATCTCTTTCTTAGCGTCGAACAGCTTAGAGTTCCACTCACCAAGTGCGATATTGAAATCATCGCCAGACTTCCTGACTCTATTCACTTGAACGCGCAGTTCGCCCATGACCTGTGACAGTGGCTGTATAATCTTATTACCCCTGGCATTGAGGATCGGAGTGAATGCTTTGTTCAGTGCATCAAAAGCACCTTGAGCATCTTTGACACGTCCAGTCTCATCAAAGAACTTCTTCAGGTCTGCTGTCAGAGTATCAAGAACTTTCTGGAACTCAGGCGTGAACTCAGTAGTGCTTAGTGATTGTAAAGCATCCTTTACATCTTCGTAAGCATTCTTGAGCTTGAATAGCTCTTTACCTTGTTCCTTCTGAGCTTCAATCTGTTTCTTGAAGCCTTCCTGCTTCTTCTGAAGTTCCTCGATTTTCTTACGACGTTCTTCAACTTGCTCAAGAACTTTGAGGGCGTCAATCAGGATCTGCGTCTCTTTCGTAGCCGCGTCACCGATTCCGAGTAAGCCTTTTGACCTAACACCAGTATCTTTCTGGAATTGAGCCAAACGTTCAGCGAGAGCTTGACGCTCTGCAATGATCTTCTTCAGCTTGTCAGGATCTGTCTCACGAGCGGCTTCACCAACGTCAAAGCCCTTGAACTCTTTGACGAGTGACTTAAGCTCTTCCTTGAGAAGTTCTTGCTCAACAATCTTCTGACGCTCTTGGTCAATGATAACCAAGTTCTGAGATGCAATCTGCTCGTACCCTTTCTTCTGCTTGTCGATCTCAGCTGTGAGTTCTTTAGCATGTTGCAACTTGCGTTGCTCAAGGATTGTGATCTCTGATTGCTTCTTCTGAAGGTCAGCAACCTTCTCTTGAGTCTTACGAACCTCTTCAAAGATCTTACGCTCAAGCTCACGACGCTTGTCAGCGGAACCCTTGCCGGGCTTTACGCCACTGATCTGTTCTTGCAGACGTGCGACTTTAAGTGCTGAGTCGCGTTTTGCCTTAGCAATCTCTTCGGTTAGCTTCTTCTCTTCTTGGAGAGATTTAATATTCTCTTTGGAGAGCTGGTCATCGAGAGTCTTACGCTCTTTGATGAGCTTGAGGATCTCTTTGTTATACTCGTCCAGAGCTTTCTTATTATTCTCACGAAGAGCTTGGTCACGCTTAGCTTGCTGTTCAGCAATACGTTGAGTGATTGCTGAGATCTGCTCTGCTGTGTTCCGCGTATCTTGGGACCACTCAAAGAGAGTTTGGTCTTCATCACGGATAAGATCAATGATACGCTTGTTAGCGTCTTCAATCTCTTTAGCGAGGCGATTAACATTGGCACTTGCCTTGCTGATTGAATCTGAGATACTGTCAATCAGGATACCACCAGTCGTGGAGGCTTCATCCTTGATTGCTTCGTAACCTTCAACAGCGGCGTCAACCTGCTTGTTCATCGCGGCACGAAACTCTGCAACTTCTTGTTCGTACATCCTCGTACGGACTTGAACTGCATCATCGTATGCCTTGTTGATATTATCAAGGTCACGAGTGATTGCTTCGCGTCGATGCAATTGCTTACGCTGGCGTTCTGCTTCATTGAAGAAGTTAGTGTTTGCATCGAACAGTTCAGTATAGAACTCAACTAGGTAACTACCTGCGGTGAGGAACTTATTCTTGACTGTTTCAAGAAAGATCTCAGCGCGCTTACCGGAGTTATTCAGAACTTCGTCTACTGCTTCGCCGTAGCTATCTGTACTGTTGCGGATCTCGTCCAAGTTCTTACGGTAGGTATCAAGACCTTCGTTAGACAGAGCAAGAGCACCAGACAAACCACGTACACGATTGATGTACTTAGCAAGTTCAGTAGCACTGCCCTTGGTGGAGTTCTGCAAGCGTTGCAAGACACCATCAAAGCCGTAAGTCCTGATTGCGGCCTCACCAGACTCGACACCGATCTCACGGAAGAATTCCTTCATCTGTTCGGTCGGCTTAAGCAACTTGACGAAGATACCACGCAATTGCGTGGCGGCTTTATTGTACGCAACACCCCTGATCGTAAGTGTCGATACAGCGGCCTGAACTTCGTCGAGCTGTATACCAAGCTGTTGGGCAACGATTGCGATATCACCAAACGAGTTGGCCATCTCGCTAGCACGGACACGACCTAGCTCAATCGTCTTAAAGAACTGTGCTGAGACACGTTGCGTCTGATCAGCACCGAGGCCGTACGCATTTAAAGCACCTGTCAGCAGGTTCACTGCATCGGAGGTGCTGGTAACTGCGGCGGCCGCAAAGTCATTGGCATCTGCCAAGAACGTAAATGTTTCTGCACCTTCTGCAATCTGATTGGAAAGTGCTTGGTATGTTGCTTCGACTTGATCCTTTAGATCTACACCGTAAGCATTAGACAATGCGCGCACACCTGTCAACCACTGGTCGAGTGAGAGCTGATTGTCTTGAGAAATTGTACGGACCTCAGCAAGTCCTTTCTGGAGTTCAATCGACTGACGAGCACCTTCAACAAGTGCACGAGCCAGTCCAGAGATTGCTCTATGGATAAGCTGAACGCCGACCAATCTGGCCATCCCGCTGAGGGATACGCCGAGCTGAAGTACATTACTATTGGCCTGCTTAGCCTTAGCAGATGTACGTGTAAAAGCGGCAGAGAGAGCATCGGCTTTTGCTTTAGCGGTTGCAGTGTCAGAAGCGAGCTTCTTAGTACTACGTGAAGCACTATCCATCTGCTTCTTACCGGTAGCAACAGAACGATTGAGTCTTTGCTGTTGATTTGCGGCGGCACGTGCTCCCGCTGAATAATCACGGAGCAACGTCGTAACTTCCTTGGTAGCCTCAAGGTTGAGATTCATCGCACGAGCGTTGATCTCAAGCGCCTTGTTATAGTTATTCCAAGCAGTTACAGCGCGGTCTAGAGCCTGAATAAGACCACTAGGATCTCCATCTAGTCTGATATTGTCATTGTTTGGCACGCCATACTCCTGTTAGTATCCAACGGTTGATATCCTGAGGGTTCACGTACTCGTCGTGCAGGATATTCCATGCCGCTAAGAATGCTTCTCTACCTCGCTCAAGTGATTGCCAGTGATGGCTACGCTTGTAGTTCGAGGAACTTTCATGCAAGTAATGCTGTAGCACTACTATGTTAAATTCAAAGGTCAATTTCGGATTGAGTGTTGAGCCAAAAGTAAGGTCGTATGCTCTTGCACCTAATCGTTGACCGTGTGCGATGGACTTTTGTTGGCTAGGATTGTAATTGAAATTCATATCCGTATAGCCACGGCGCGGTCCACCGGACGAGCCGGTAATTCTGGAACGAAGAAATGAGGCTAACTGGACTTTGGCCGCGAGTGGCATCATTGAAGCCATTGACATACCAGTGTCAATAGCGATGTGTAATGACGCCTCTTTGATGAACTCCTGTACACAACGTTTCCAGAGCCTTTCAAGCTGTTTGTGTACATGGCGCTTCAAAACTGCGCTGTCACGCTTCTGAGCGTGCCTATAATCCCTTTTGATTGTTAGCCTCAATTTCTTCTGTCTCTCTTAGTTGTTGATAAGCAATCAGTTGTGCTTGGCCCCAAGAGCTACAGTCGTCCCAAGACTCCTTAACATACGGAGGGCGAACTCCCATGCGTTCACAGGATCGCCATATCGTATATTCTATTGTTCGGAATTTTGGGAGGACTCGTTGCTGGACTCCTGAGCCCGACCAGCTAAAAAACGTTCCGTAGCCTCATCAATCATACCCTGATCTAGGCCACACGCTTTAAAGACTAGCATCTTGATTCGTTCGATGACAGGACCAGAAAAGCCGCTACTCTTCAGTTCTTCATCGAGCTTGTTCCAAGTGTTTGGATCTTTCGGGTCGACAACCTCCCATTCCAGCTCTTTCGTAGCTGAGAGAGATTTGATGAACATCCAGTTTGATCGTTTGTCAGACCATTCATTGACTGCGGCCAAGTAGTCTTTGTCTTGAAAGTCCACTTCTTCTTTTCCGCCAGCCTTCATGATCTTAGGTGGTTTCGGACGTTCGACCAGTTCGTCAAACTCGTCATAGTTGTCGACCAGTTCGGCCTGAAATACAATCTCATGGCCGTCATGTGGGACTACGAGTGCCAATGGTTTTGGCTTCTCGATTTTAATTCCTTGGAATTTCATACTTTATCGCCTTAAAGTAAAATGGTTATCGCCAACCGCCAACTGCTTAGGAAGCAGTGGAACGTACAATCGTCGGAACAGTTGCGTTACAACGGCCATTACAGCTGATGGAAGCATTCCGCAGATCGTGAGCAAGTTCTTCATACCGGAAGTCAGGAAACGTGATTGTTTCATTCTGTTCACCGGTACATGCAGGAGCATTCAGAAGTTCCAGATCAACCGAGTACGGCTCACATGCGTCCGAAGACGTGGTGGTCCATGATGCGGCTTTTCCGATCTTCTTGAGTGCTTCCTCGATAGTCGGAACGGAGTCGGCATCTTTTGCCTTGATGAATTCCCATTTGAAGTCAAAACGAACTTCCATTGGAGTTTCATCGCCGTTGCGAACTGTGTCGAGGGTACCACGATCAAGTTCGTAATCACGCTCAACCCGCTCAGTCCAAGAGAAGTTACCTTCACCAATCTTGATCTCAACTTCGTTAGGCGTGGTTGTACCGTCCTTGATCTTCATTGTGACCTTCTTCAGATCAATCGTTGCAAACGTATTGATGAAGGGTGCACTTGCTAGAAGCATCAATTTCATGATATTAACCTTCGAGTTCGATTTTATAGTGTCCTTCAACAGTAGCTTGCTGAAGTTTGACGTCAGTTTCAATCTGTCCGAAGTTGTGTGCAGTGACATGATCCCGAGGCTCATCGGTGTTCACTGTCAAACAACCTATCTGTGACTTATCGTCAGCAACGTCATTACCGAGTTTGTATACCGGAATAGTAGTCACAGCACCCATACAGATGCCTTGCACTTCCGCGTGTCTATAGATATTTTTGCTTGGGTTGATTATAGTCTGAATTAACAGATTGACTTCCAACCGCAAGATGAAGTCATCTTTTGACCGCTCGTCGGCATAAGGACCGTCAACGCGGATCTCAACATACTCCGACTTAGTCAGGTCGCGAGAAGATGTTCCTTCAATAAAGTTGTCAATGCTTGCCGCATCGAGCACCGCTTTAAAATGCTTGATAACTGAGGCGACAATCCACTTATTCCAATTTGGATTATACGACATCTGGATCAGCCTCCACGTGTGTTATCATTAGCATGTGTGCAATCACGTCAGCTCCCTCCTCATACTCATCGAGATCGTTAATGACGTAGCGTTTGCTATTAATGACTACATAGTCTTGCTTTGCAATCACGTAGCTTCCTAGGTCGTTAGCGTCTATGAGTACGAGACGAGAGTTTTTACCGAAGAACCCGCCATAAGTAAAATTCTTATTGGCCGCAATGAAAGACAAATCATAAGCGAAGTCGGTACGTAGCTTCCTCGGCAACAAAATGCCGCGAGAGAGCGTAACCGAGTCTACAGTCGTGGGAGTTTCCACGCCGGTGTCCACGTCCAAAGCCGTAGTCTCGCGCTTGATTGTCATTGTGGTTCCCCACTGACGCTTAAGCGTGTAGATTATTCGTTTGATTTCTCTATGCATTGTCATTGGTAGTGTCTCTACTTGGGTTCGCCCATTGGGTTCGGTTCGTTATGTAGGCATGGCCTACCTTTCAGTGAATTATTCAGGGTTACCATTGCGGATGTGTTTTGCTTGACCACGTCAAGCAACTCTTCAGATCGTTGGTCGGATTTGTTTTCCAACTGTTCAATCCGTTTTTCAAGACGCCTTTTACTGCGTGTATCAGAGACAACGAAGTAAATACACATCGCGATCGGGAAACCCAGATTGGTAACAATGTTATTCCAATCCATGATAGCCCTCTCGTGTTGTAGATAAAGTGGGGAGTGGCACAATTGCCACTCCCCTGCGGCGGCGGCGATAAATTATCCGCAGACCAGTACACCGAGATTGCTATCGAGTACTTTGACACCAGCGAGCATGTCGATGGTGACAACAGTGCCTTGATAGTCGGCATCGTAGGTCATGGTAACACGAATGTTCAGGCCCTTGTAGTTCATGACAGCGGACTTCGTGGAAGTACCGTTCACGAGACGAGGCAGAGCCAGAGGACGGCTGATGAAGGCGATGGCGTTCTTGTGGAAGCCAAGACCGTACTCACCAGCAGGACCGAGGTTGACGGTTGCGTTGTTAGCGGCGGCGGCTTCGATACCACGGTCGAGCTTGATCGAAGTCGTGGTATTCTTACCACCGATCAGGCCGTAAGGAGCAGTACCGGTACCGAGGGTAGCCAGCTGACCCTGCTGAGGAGCGAGGGTGAAGCCATCAACGGTCATGCGCTTGGTGTAGTAAGCACTGTAACCAGCGGTCAGGTTGATTGCGCCTGGGTCCATGATTGTGACAACAGCATTGTCAGCCACTGCATAGGTCAGGCCTTGTCGAGCGTGATCTGAGTAACCGGAGTACCGGAAACAGCAGTGATCTGGCGAGGTTGCATATCGCCAGCGATGGTTACCCACTGACCAATAGCGATGGTGTCACCAGTGGTTCCGTCAATCGTGATGACGGTAGAACCAGCGGCATGCCCACCAGAGTTGTTCACAGCGGCGGCGGCTGAATCGGTGGCACCAACAGCGCGCATGTTCTGGGACATGATGTTCCACATGTTGAACTTCTTACCGAGAGAAGCATTGCGGAGAGCAGTACCATCATCACCAACCTGACTTGCGTCAGTGAAGAGCTGAACGTCGAGCAGAGCGGCTTCCATGGCAGGACCCATGACGAAGTAGCGCTGGTCGTCTTGCGGAGCAAGAAGAGTGTTCAGTTCTTGGTTGATGCTAATCAGAGTGGACTTGGTAATGTCTGTACCAAGTTTGCCAACCATTTTGGTACGGAAGGCGTACTTCTGAGCGGCGATGATTTCATCCACTTCCTGAGCGATGGACTGCATTGAAGGGCCGAGGTACAGGGGGACCAGGTCCTTGAAGGAATTGGTCTCTTAACCATCATAGATGATGAAAGAAGTGTGGAGGTGATGGGCCAGACGGATCTGAACGTCAGTGCTCTCAGCATTCTGCTTGGTGATGGCGTCGCCGTCAACCTTACGTTCTGCTTCGAACTGGGCAGGACGATGCGTATGGACGATATCGCCCTGACGCTTAATCTCTTTGCCGTAGTCCGTGTATACGAGCGGGTGCATGACGGTCTTTTCGTCCAGAACGAGCAGGGCTTCGCGTGCCCATTCTTCTGGAATAAGAGCGTCGTTGTCATTGGCGAACGTGTTCATGAACACGAATGCAGTCATTAGTTTTTGCATGATTACCTTTTCCTTTAGGCTTTACAGACGATGTCGGATTACATCCGACCCGCTTTCTTTTCTTTGTCGCGGTGCGCCTTGTACTGTTCCATTGTCATCTTGGATGTGTCAACCGATCCACCTCCACCACCGTTGCCTGAACCTAATCCGTCCAGTGATTTTCCTTTGAACAGATTGTAGAAGTTTTGATCTTCTTTCAGCTGTGCAATGGCCTTTTCAACAGTGAGTTCGAGTTCGACCGGCTTTCCATCCTTGCCAGTTGATTTCATGGTAACAGTTGGGACGAACCCTTTCACGTTACCTTCCTCGTCCTTGATCTGCTCAAGGCGAGTTTGCGGTCTTAATATTGCGTTAATCTGTGAAGGATTGAACGCTTCAGCTTTGACCGCTTCGTCTGTAATACTGCGACTAATTGTAGCCTCGGTGAAGTTAGTCTGCCAGTAGTCGCGCTGACCGGTAACTTCTTCCAGCTTCTGATCATACTCGGCTTGGAGCTTCTTGCGCTCTTTGGCTGAGAGTTCATCAGCTGTAAAAACTTGTTTCTCAAGAGTTGCAATCTTGCCTTCAAGCTCTGCCTTCTCTTCATCGGAGAGGTTGGCTTTCGTCTGGAGCATCTGAAGCTGATTGAGAGTGTCCGCGTTCTGTTGCTTCGCGGCCTCTTCAATCTTCTTGCGCTCTTTGGCAATGATTGAATTCACTTGTTCTTGGGTGAATGCTCCTGCTCCACCCTGATTGCCACCGCCGCCACCGGCGCTGGAATCGTCATCTCCACCACCACCGTCTCCTTCGTCACCTTCGAAGGTGTTAAGGAATGTCGGGGTGAGATTGCGGCGTACGAACGCCAATGCTTGTTCTTTGGTTCTGAACATCAGTTGATCCTCTGTAGGTCTACCGAGCCACTCTGCCGTAGGAACGGTTTCAGCAATCGCCATGCAATGAAACTGGGGATACCTGCGGATTTGTGCTCTGGAACCATGCCTGTGGTATTCGAAGAGCGGACGTTCGCGAAGCCCATCGACATGTTTCTTAGGTTATCATATTCGAACTCGATATCTACGCCATCAAGTAGGCTATATGCGCATTCGGCACATGCTTCTTTGATTTCCGTAGGATAATCGGTGTCACTG